CATTCTTCTGACCTGGACCTACGGGCAGAACGCTAACTTTGAGATATTCTGGAAATCGAGCGTCCCGGCCGGACAAGACATGGTTCTTCTCGGAAGCACGAACGCCTTTTCTTTTACCACACCGGATCTCGAGCCGTCGAAAACATATACTTTTTACGTCCGGGCCAATGTGGGATTGATTTACCAATTCAGCAACACGGTAGAGCTATTTGTTTCGTGCGGGGTGGGGGTGGTTCTTGTTGCGGATCCCCCGCCTTCTCCACCGGAACAAAAGCGGGATATCTATGCGGCGGCAAGCTCGGATGACATATTCCAAAGGTTTTCCGGGACAGGGAGTTTCGGCCCTCTTAGTCAAACATTCAGATCATGGGCGGGGGTTTGCATTGGATTAAACGGAGACGTATACGCCTCTGCGGGGGATCGAGTCTATGTCCGTGCGGGAGGGCAGGGGGATTTTATAGATATCGGCGGGCCTCCGGTTGTCCCTGCAATAGTAAGCGGCAATTTTTGGGGAATGTGTGCGGCATCGAACGGAGATATCTACCTCGCGCATTATACGGGCGGGGCCGCGAACGATATCTATGTCCGCGTGGGAGGGGTCGGGAATTTCGTCGGAACAGGAGCGCCCTCCGGGAAACAATGGACTTACCTGGCAGCGGCGCCAGATGGAAGCATATATGCGGCTCACTCCAATTTCGGGGTTGCAGATATTTACAAAAGGACCGGAGGGGCTGGATCTTGGGGGGCCCTCGGGCTGAATCATTTTATAGGCTGGCAAGGTTTGGGGGCCGGGGTTGACGGTACGATTTATGCCTGTAGTAATTTCGGCGGCGCAGGTATTTATAAGAGCATAAACGGCGGGGCTACTTTTACTTCGCTATGGCCTGTTGTGCGGCTATGGCAGGGGATGGGAACGACGAGGAATGGAGACGTTTACGCCACGGTAGCGGGGGGAGATATCTGGATGCTTCCATTCGGAGGAACCGACTTTCTTGCTCTCGGGGCGCCTTTTAAGTCTTGGGCCGCAATCGGATCGAGGATGTTCTGACCATGGAGAATATAATTAAATCTCCGATCGAGAAATTTCCGGTTCAATTTAATTTCTCGACGGACTTCCTTGAGGGGGAGATCGTTTCTTACGAGGCGCTGACCTGTATAAATTCAGCGACAGGGGTTGACAGCTCGGCCTCCATTATCGACAGCTCCGCGATCGACTCTCCGGATGTGTCCGTGGTCCTGAAAGGCGGGACGGAGGGAGACGAGCACACGATCCAATGCGTCATAACGTCGAACCTGGGGAACATCTATCAGCGTGACCTCCTTCTCCGGATCGCCACGGTCGTAACGGACAGTTTCAACAAGCAGCCGGCCGATCGCCTCCTGTTCGATGTGAATTATTCGCGGCGCCTCGAGGGGGGAGACGCGATCGCTTCTGGCGCGGTCCTCGTCACGAAGGAATCGGACGGGACGGACGTTTCAGCGACGATCGTAGCCCTCATCGAGACGATCACCCCCAGGGTGGGGGTTCATGTCGCGGCAGGATCCGATGGGGAAACATACCTCCTTGGAGTCCGGGGCACGACGGCCGCGGGGTATGTCTACGAGAAAAACGTCCGTATGTCTGTCCAGGAGATCCCATAATGCCGGTGAAAACCGTTCCCGTGAGAGAGCTCGACAAGGGCATCAACAAGCAATTCCCCGGGTCGATGGTCTTGTGGTCGGACGGAAGAAACGTGCGATTTACACCCGGATTCGTTTCAAAGACGCCCGGGAAGTTCTGGCTTGCGACGAGCTTTGGGGCCCTTCCCGTCCGCGCGACTTTCTCCTTCATCGGGACCGATGGGGAATTGAGGACGATCGTTTGCTGCGATGAAGCGGTCTACGCCTACAACTCGGATTTTACCTCGTACACCACGATCACCCCCTCGCCGGCGCCGACCGGGGGGGAAACGGACTTCTGGCAGTTCGAGCTTGTGGCCGGCCTTCCGATCCTATCGAACGGGAAAGACGCAATCTGGAAGTGGGCTTCATACGCTGGCGTCCTGACGGCCTTGACGGGAGCCCCCACCTGGGCCAAGAGGATTTCGAGCTGCTTACACCGTCTCGTCGCGTCGAATCTGCAGGAGGGAGGGTACACCTATACCGGACGGGTTCGATGGACAGAGCCCGGAAATCCTGAAAATTGGACGATTGACGAGACAACGAAAGCTGGCCGGTTCGATATCGTCAATTTCAATACCGGCGTTTCGGCAATCGAGAACGTCAAGGCGCAAGTGGCTTCGGGGCAAAGGATGTTCTTTTTCGTGGAGCGGGGGCTTTGGGTTTCCGACTTCGCCCAGGCGACGAAGCAATTCATCCCGATCGACCCGGAAGCGGAGATCCTTGCCTCCCGGGCGGTTTGCAAACATGGGGATCATATTTATTGGCTCGGGAAGAAGGATGTTTTCCGGACGGGCGCGGCTGGCCAGGGAAAAAGCGAACCGATCGGGCTACCGATGCGGGATGAGATTTTCGACAACCTGAACGCGGCGTATACCTCTCTCGCGTTTGCTTTCTCAATGCCCGGAACGGATGAGGTATGGTTCTGCGTGGCGACGGGATCCAACACGGTCCCGGATACCGCGTACATCTACAACGCGGAATTGAAGGTTTGGTCTATTCAGGGAATCAATTTTTCTTGTCACGGCGAAAAGGACCTCACGGGGATCCCCCTCGAGATCGTCGGGAACGCAAGCGGGGATATTCTGCGGCTTGATTACGGAGACAACGATTATTTCGCTTCGATCTACCAGGCGATCGACGGCCGGATCGAGTCCGGAGACATGAGCTTCGATAACCCGGATCGAATGAAAGTGATCGCGGAAGTGATTCCGGACCTCAAGGAACAGACCACAGTTTGCGAATTACTCGTACAGGTAGGTGTCCGGAACCGCTTGGGAGAGGACATCAAGTGGTCGGATCCGGTAGCTTTCACGATCGGCGTTTCTCAACGATGCGATTTCAGCGCGTTTCGGAAGGAAGGGAAGTGGGTCCGGTTCCGGTTCTACTCGAACCAAAGAGATACGCCTTGGTCGTTGTCGGGCTTCACCATAAACTACGAGCTCAGGGGGACAAGATGAACAGCTCCAACGTGATCGGAATGATGCCTCAACCGAAAGTAGACCCAGGGAGGGCGCAGCTCATCCTGGGGCTTCTACCAAGTCAGAATCAGTTTCTCCTGAACGCCGTGGCGCCCGTGATCCTGCCCGGGCTCAAGGAGCTCGCGGAAGCGTCCATGGAGGAATTCACGCCCTACCAGGTGATGAACGATATCCTGTACGGCGCAAAGCAGCTCCACCTGGGGTATGCCGACCGGATAGGGATCAAGCCGGAACAGTTCCAGGAGACGTTTGCGAAGAAACTGATGGAGCCAGCAAAGGATTTCGTGGGCTTCTCGGTGATCGAACCTCTCCGAAATGCCGGATTCCATATTTTCGCGGTCTACATCGTGCCCGAATTCCGCGGGTCGAACATGATGAAAAACGGCCTTGAATACCTTGAGGCAGAGGCAAGGAAGATGGGATCTCCCTATATTTCCCTGTCCACGGCGCACGGGAACGGGATCGCGTTTTCTACTCTCGGATACGTCGAAACGACCTCAAACTACAGGAAGAAGCTCGGGGGATAGGCCATGTTCCTGTGCGGATCGCATCGTAAGCTGTTCGCGTTTCTCGAGGAATCCCCCTCGAGGCGGGATCGGTTTGAGGATCGGTTCGCTTGCGAAGGCGGCGGGGGTGGTGGTTCGCAGGATATGGTAACGATGACCAATCTCCTGCCGACCTATATCACGGGGATCCAAACTTGGGCGACCGCTTACTTATCCGCGGCGATGTCCATGATGTCCGACCCGGGGAACTTCACGGAGTACCCGGATCCGACCTATGCGGCTCAGAACGCGAATGAGCTTGCCGGGATCGCGGCCCTCGCCGCGCGCGGAACCTCGGGGGCCCTTGTCGAAGCCGATGGGAAGGAATACCTCCGGAATCTGTACGACGGCTTGCTCATCAACACGAATTCCAAAATCGCCGCTTTCTACGCAAAACGGATAGAGGCGCTTCTCGAGGAATTCGATGAATCGGTCATGCCGATCATCCAGCATCAGCACGTTTTCGCCTTCGGGGGCAGCGATCACAACGTAGCGGAGGCCCGGGCGGCGAAAATAATGATGGCGAAGATCAACGAGATCGCCAAAATGTTCTACGACGATTACTTGATCGAGCGGCAGTTGCAGCATCAGGGGATGGCTCACGCGACCCCGTACGGGCTTCAATGTATCCGGGACGGGGAAATGCTCCGACAGGCTGGCGCCTACGAGCGAGAGTACGCCCAGGGGGCGCTGCAGGACGCTTGGGACCACTACAACGAAGTGCTCATCCTGCCGGTCCGGAACCTCGATATTGCGGGGAACTCTATCAAGACCATCCTCTCGACCTCGAGGACGCAGACCACGCAGTACCACAAGCCGTCTACCCTCTCACAGATCGCCGGCTTTGCGATCGCGGGGCTGTCTCTCTATTCGATGTACTCCGGGACCTCCATGAACCCGTACACGAAAAACCTCTCCGTGTCCGCGGCGGGAGCTCAGGCGGGAGCGAAGGCATATACTCCCGGGATGATGGGATTTGACCGGGAAAATCCCGAAATGATCGGACAATAGAATGTCCACCAACACCGTCGTAACCGTTCCAACGTGGGCTCAAAACTATGTGAAGGAGTACGCTCAACGGGCGTACGACCTATGGCAAGCTCAAATTCTTGTGGCCTACACGGGGTCGATCGTGGCGGCGCAGCCGCAGAACGAGGCTGACGGGATCCAGGCTCTCGCCATTCGGGGCGCCGGGGGAGACTCCGTAATTTCCAAGGCGACGGCCTTCATTGACGATGTGATCGCGGGGAACCGTATCGCCGGGACGGAGCAGGAATTCATCGACGCCCTGGCGCTCGTCACGGGAAACTCGACAACCGATTTCGCTTCGGTGAGCTCGAGGATCGGGAAGAAGGCTTTCTATGTCGGGGATCCCGATTCTACCTATCTCGCCCGGGCTTTGGCCGCGGCGTACCCGGCCCTTTTCAACGCGAGAATCAGCGCGGCGATCTATGCCGACAATTACTCGAAAGAGCGGGTTTTCCGCGATCATGCCATGGCGTACGGCGTGGAAATGGGAAAGCATCCCGTGATCGACGCGGAGACGTTGAGGAAGGCGGGGCTTGCGAACCGTGAATACATCCAAAATTCCTACGTTCTGAATCACAAGCTGTTCATTGAGCAGCAGGAAATGTCCGTAGCGAACCTCGAGATTTTCGGGAATATGCTCCGGTCGCTGACGGGAAGCCAGCAGACAACGACCTCGACGGATCCGAAAAGCAACAAGTTGATGGGAGCGGTTGGAGGGGCCATGACGGGGGCGATGATCGGGTCGTACTTCGGGCCGTGGGGAACAGCAATCGGGTTTGTGGTGGGCGGTATCGCTGGCGCGTTATTCGGGTAGAAGGGGGAGGGTGGCATGGAAACAATTCAGGGGTCGAATATCTTCCAGGAGTGGGCGAAAAGGTTTGCGCCGGGGCTGTATCGAGTTGAGGGCCCAACGAAATTCAACGTGGATCCCTCGCTGTCCATGCCGGCGTCTCCGACTCCGACGCCGGAATCCCCCGTTGCCGGCCCCGCTGCGGCGCCGATGGAAGCAGCCCCTCCCGCGGAACCCGGGACATCGCTGACCGACCGATTCAACGCGGGGCTGTCTCGAGTAGGAGAAGGGATGAAGGACCCCGCGAAGATGGGACTCCTGACCGCGGGGCTTTCGATGATGGCGACTCCCCCTCGTCGGGTCCCGTATAGCAACACGGAAATCCTCGGGCAAGCGGGACTTGCCGGGGTGGGAGCGTACGAGAAGGCCCTCGAGGCAAAGCGGAAGGATACCCTCCTTTCACAGACGGCCGAAGAACACGCCCTCGCCCGGGAGGACCGGAGGACCGCCGCGGAGCAGCGCAATGAATACTACATGGGCTCCCTCGAGGAACGGAAGGCGGCGCAAAAGACCCGGGAAGCGATCGCGGCCGACGCGGCATTGAAGAACAAGCGGGACACAGAACCCATTGGGGAAAATGAGTACGGACTCGACCCGAAAATGCCGATGTGGAAGGTGAAGGACCTGACGGGGCTGCAGAAGCAGTTGAACGCTCCGGACAAGGGCGCGTCGATCGTCGAGCTCACGATTGACGGAGAGACGAGGGCGTACGACAAGAACAACCTCCCGGACGATGTTGCCGAAGCCCTCTACAACGGGACGGCGAAGCTCCCACCGAAAACGCAGCTTGTGACCTCTGCCGATGGGACTGTCCGGATCGTGGAAAAGGTCCCGGGCTCGATCATCAGGGGCGCCGGGAAGCCGATGGCGGGTGGTGCGACCGGTGCAGGAGGGTCCGGGGGAGCCCGTCCTGGCGAGAAGCAGTTCGAGTTTCAGGAACGCCGCGCCAAGGAGTCGCTCAACGAGAAGGGGAACAAGGCTCCTACGATCGAACAGGTTTCCGCAGAACGGCAAAAGCTGTTCCCCAAGGGCGTCACGAAGAACCCTCGCAACCCCCGGGCGGCGCTTGCGGGGGCGACCCGCAAGGTGAAGATGCCTGACGGTTCCATTCAGGAATTCGACGCCGCGGGGAACCGGGTGAAATGAGCGCCTACGATGACGCCCTGAAAGCCGGGGGAGTCCCTGTAGACGCTCCCGCCGTCACTCCGTACGATCAGGCCCTCAAGGCCGGTGGAGTCCCGTACGACCCGGGGATCCTCGACCGCGCCGGCGAAGCTGCTACGAGGGTATGGGATCTCGTCACGGGGAAAAAGGCCGGGGCCGTTTCGACCCCTGGGGCGGCTATGCCCCCCATGGAGCCCGGGGTAGACGGGATGGTGCCCCTCGAAGATCCGGGCGCGGCCTTCACGGGCGCCGCGGCTTCTGCCGTCGATCTCTCCAAGGGGATCGTGCAGGGGATAGTAGCGGGTGGTGCGGCAGCTCTCGCCGCGCCGGCCGCGGTTATCAGCGGGAAACCGGAGCTCATCCCGGAAGCCTACCGGTCAGTCTCGGAAGCGGCTCCCATGGAGCCCGTCTGGAAGGCGGTTCTTCCGAAGGGAGCGGAAAAGTACCGGGAGGGCATCAACCAAGTCCTTTCGGCCCCGAAAATCGCAGGGGATATCGCTGCGGAAGCCGTTTTCGAGAAAACCGGATCCCCGATATGGGCCGCGGCCACGGCAACGGCTTTCGAGGGGGCCCCCATCCTTGCGGGAGCGGGAAAGGCTTTCGCCCGGATCCCGAAGCCCGTCCTCGAGTCCACCTGGTATCGCAAGCTGACGATCCCGGAGCGGGGGCTCGTCCTGTCCTCCGTCGATCAGATGAAGGCTTCCGGCATGACAGAAGCGGAAATCATCCGGATCCGGCCCGAAGAATGGAAAAAGGCGTACGAGGCTCGAGGGGGAGGGAAATACGCGACTCCCACGACAGAAAAGCCCGTGCCGGCCGAAACACCCTCGCCCGGGGCCGCTGTGGCCCCTCCTGCTACGATCGCGCCCAAGGTCGAGCCCCAGGCTCCCCCCGCCCCTGCGTCCGTTATAACGCCTCCACGGGGCGAAAGAAGGGCCGCGGATCGCCCTATACGGTCCTCCTTCCGCGAGGATCAGGTCCCGGACCTCGAGACGGTGGACCGGGATCTCGCTGCAGTACAGGCGAACCTCGACGATTTAGCCAAGGATTACAAGGCGAAAGAGGCGATCACCGGGTCCGAAGGGACCATGGCACGGCTCGAAGTTACCGACCGGATGAACCGTTGGCACGATTCTTTCGCCGCCCTCGAGAAGCGGAAACAGGAAATCCTCGCAGGAGAGCCGCCAGCGCCGGTAGTGGTCGAGGCCCCGAAGTCCAAGCCGAAGCCGGCAACCGCCCAAGCCCTCGAGGATGCCCGGTCCCAACGCCCACCGGAACCGCGGAAACCCGGGGCGATCGTCACCGAAGCGGCGGGTCTGACGAAACCGGAGCCCCCTCCCGCCCCCGCGGCCCCCGACTACGCGGCCGAAGCCTCGAAGCTCGGCCCGAACGTGGTATTCAGCGGGATCCAGG